ATATTGGATGAAATCACCAATGATAGTAATTGTAGTAAAACGATAAACATGGCAGAAAACCATGTCAAATTAGGTGGTAAAGTTCTTGCAGATATATGTATAAAGTCACAATATGGTTCCAAAAGGGAGTTTTATGTTATAAATATAAATGCCAAGGCGAGTGCAAGAATAACGGAATTGTTCTTTAGAAAACTTTGTGAAAAGAGTCCAAATGAAGCAATTTCAATACCAGGTGATAAAAAGATAATAAAAATGCAGGAAATGGTTGACAAAATCTCCCATAATTTCCAAGATAAAAACCAGAAATTATTGTTTATAAATGGTGATTGCACAAAGTGGTCAGCCGCAGAAACAATGGGTTCTTTCCTTGCTATGGTTGAAGCTTTAAAAAGTCATATCGGTTTAAATTGTTATATGCAGTTGAAATCCACCTTCCTTTCATGGGCAGACAAAGATATCCAAGTACCACTTGATGTTATTAACAAGGTATACCCCACAAAAAAATATGATACGATGTTTCTAAACAATATTTTGGAAACAAAAAGAATAAAAAGTACTCAAAATTTTCTGCAAGGAATGTTTAATTATGCATCATCTTACAAAGCCGTTTGTTGTATGAATTATGTTTCAAAAATTTGGAAATTGATGTATCCTGATAGTAAATTGATATTTGAACACATGGAACATTCCGATGATTATGTGAATGTTGTGATTTATAGTAATGATGCAGAAATTGAAAGGTTTAGAATATTTCAAAAAATAATGATGAGATTACATGGTTACAATGACAGTGAAAGGAAAACAAGTTGTCAACCATTTTTTATGGAGTTTGTTTCCTTGATCTCTTTCAATGGTGTGATGTTATACCCTCAAATAAAGAAAGCCAAAGAATGTAACTTAAATCTACCATGTGTTGGGTATAAACAAGACATTGACTCTGCATTATCTAGGGTAAAAGAATGTTCAAGAATTGGTTGTAATCAGACCTTCCTTTATTTTTACCAAAAATTACATGTTTATATTGTTGGAAAAGCATACTCAATATTACCGGGGATGAAAAATGCAATGGGCAGAGATTGGATAAGAATTTGTAACACACCCACAGAATTATTTGGATTACCGGATCCTTTACCACTCTTTTCATTGTATTGCAAAGGCAATGTCAATAATTATAGATTATATAAATATGGCGATGATGATTCTAGGAAAATGTTATATTACTTGTATTTGTTAACATGTAAATATGATGGTGCAGACTTTAACCAGTTTAATTTAACGGAATATGGGCATTCTTTACACACACCAAAATGCGTTTATACAAGCAACACAAAAACACTGAGAAGATTGAGAAAAGCCTTAAAAATCAACACACAAGAAATTAGGGAATTTTGGGAAAATAATGTCACATATCATATAGTCAAGCCGAACAATGTAAGCGATTTAAAAAAATGGATTAAGTGTATGTTTTTTAATAGATCTTTCGTGGAGGCTTACTCAAAGCAAAGTAGAGCTATAATGACCATGAGGTTGTCGAAGGTTGTGAATGGTAGGAATTTTAAAGATGTTGAAGATGCCAATTTTTTTGAGGGTAAGCTTGTGGAATATATGAAAGATGCCTACACATTGAAAGAGTATTTCGAAAAACATGATAATGAGTATAAAAAGCACACATTACAAGATTATGAGATTTTCTTAAAAAAGAATGACAATAACAAAATTAAGAATCTGTTTGAAAAAATATTATTGAATTCAGATGTAACACCAACATTTATATATTCCTATTTAAACACGATATCATCTATTGAAAATGTTGCATTGAAAGACAATAATATTGTGCAAACCTCAAAATTAACACCATACAAATTCAAGGTACTTGATATACATAATGACCCGGGCATATTGCTTCAATTTTTGTTAAATAATAATAATTTCATAAAGGATAACAGGAAAGTTTTCTCACCCGAATCATTATTAGCAGATTGTGAAATTTTGAAAAAAAGATATGATTTGGATGATTTAAAAAAGATTGGTGTTGTTGAGTTACTGGCTATATTCAATGATTTATGTTTATCAAAAGATAAAAGGATTGTAACTTTTGGCTATGATCGTTCAGAGAAAAATCTTGAGGATACAGTGACTGAGATATTGAAATTCAATAATTATCCGGGTAAAATTTGTGAAATAAACACAAGAGGTGTTATAAATGTTTATGATCCATATTCCAAAACATTGTTATATACAAGAGGTAAAAGAATTTCAATTGATTATCATTCACAATGTGTGGAAAATATAATGTTGTTATATGTGTTCTTTGTTTTAAGGTATAATTTAACAATTACTGCATTTAAAAATATACTGGGTAATTTAGAATTCAAATTATATAATAGGTTGGATGAAGATACCGATGATGAGTACAAATTGACAGATTATAAAACCATATTGAGCAATATAAATGATCAAACATTCAAAACATTTAATTATGATTTAAATCAAAAGAAAATTGTATCATTTTTGAAGGCAACTCTTTTGGATGATTATGATTTAATGGATGATCTATTGAATTCCCAATATGTTTTCAGCTATAAATATATTCAAACTGCAAAAATCATATCAAATAAATACATTGGTTTAACAATTATATCATGCACATATTACAAGACAGATTTTCTAGTCTATTATAATAATGAGGTGTATGATAAACCCATTTTGCTTATAAACGGTTTTTGTGAAAATATAATTCAAATGTATAATATTGCATTAAGATTGGTTCAATGTTTGACAGAAGATGAGTTGGAAAACACATTATGTCAAAACAGAATAACAAGAGTTAATTATAAATTTTTGAAAAAGATTATACCCAGTGTTTATCTAGGCGATATGAATTATGTTTTATATGATCTTGGTGATAAAAAGTATAAAAAGATAATAAATATGAAGGTAGAAAATGTGGCAATTTATCCAATAATTGTTGTAACAGAGGGGTTAGAAAAAACATTTAAAACAAAACACAAATTGATGAGGACAATGTGTAGGGTTGATTTCGAAACATTAACAGTAATGATAGGAGACAAAAAAATGTTTAGTGTGCCAATATGGGAATGTAGACATCATGATAATATGATTTGGAATGGTCTTGATGTTATGTATAACATAAATATAAAAACACTTCTCAAAAACAAGGTGTTGGAAAATTACTTGTTTAATGGTTATGTTGGTGGACAATACAAAAGCACAATTGATGAAAAGGACATGTCTAATCACCTGTTGAACAACATAAAATATGAAAAACTATACAAAACAAATTTCATGGATATAAAAGATTACTATTTTCAAAAGGAAGAAATAAAAGTTATGATACCAGAATCAGTTATGAACAAGATATTCGCAACAAGACTTAACAAAGTAATTGATTATAAAAATTTTAGATTTCTTGAAAACGAAAACAAAAAACTTGAACAAGATAGGCAGGATAGGGTTGATCAAAAGATAAAGAAACTAAAAACGAAATTTTTGGAAGAGTATGAAAGAAGAGAAAAGGTTGAGGTCATGAGCAAAGCAAATGAAGAATCAAAAAATGAATTAAAAAGATTTGAAAACAAAGTATGTGTAAAAGAATATGACCAAAATTATTTTTATTCTTATGAAAACAGAACCATACCTTATTTTGTCTTGTTTTATCTTTTGGAGAAAAAAATGTTAGGAAACTTCGAACACATCGTTGAAGATTTTGTATTAAATTCAAAGATTTTCAAGAAATATTACTGGTCTTTCGTTTCCATACAAACTGAAACCATTTTGCACATAAGGGATTTGTTTGAACAACACACAAGAATGCTATTAGGAACAACAAATCTAAGGAAAATAAGTTTACAATATCGAGAAGTTTTTGAGTTGAAGGAAACCATTTCTAAAAAAACAAATGTTTTCCAGTTGGCCGATTTAATGAATATCTATAAGGAATTAAAAAATGACAAAAACAATGAATCAATAATCAACGATACACCAGATATAGAATTTTTAAATAAACAAACAGATATGATTGATAACTTTGAAGATGATTTCTTTGGTTTTGTTTACGAAGGTGATGATGTTGATCTGACAAATTGGGGAAGGGGTTACCAAATTACAGCTAACAATGTTTTTGTCAACGACCCTGCAAGTACAACCAAATCACTAAAAGAAAAGAAAAAGAAAAAAGAAGTTGAGGAAAGAAGGTATGGTTATCGAGTTAATCTTTTAAAAAGAATATTACAAACACCGGATATAAATGTTATTGACTATTTACATGGTGCAGAGACTACAAAGAAAAACATGAATTACTATGAGTTTGTTTATGTTTTTCTTGATGCTTTAAAAGCACTAAATGCATGTTACACAGAAAAAGAATTTGAGAAGGAAATGAAAACACCTGTGTTGTTGTTATATCATTTGCAATGCCATACCTATATAAACAATGGGTTCAAAATTGAGGATGATGAAAAACTAATAAAATATAGGTATACAGGTGATAAGTTTCTAATGATTGGTGGGATTGAGTTTGATTGGGAATATGATGATGATTTTCAAAGTTTGGGTTCTGTATTTGAGGATGATGAAATAATTGTTTCTGATATTTCTTACAACGATGATGGTAAATTGGTACTTTGGTTTTTAATTGAATTCGATAAGGGTATTGGTGCGTATGACAAGGAAATGGCAGATTATGGTTATGGCCTTATTAAGGATGTTCGTCTTTTGATTATGCGGTTCAAGCAATGGCAAAATAGAAACAAAAGAAGGAAAACTGATAAATTCAAACTGATTTCAAAAATAAAACGTGGTGATAGTAAGAAGGAGGTTGAGTTAAAAGAAATCGAAAAAAAAGAAATAATTGAAACAAATCTTGAAAAAAGCAGCAATGTTTCTGGTTTATCTATAAGTGGGGATTTTAAGAATATTTTATTGGGTGCCATAATTGAAGAGGAAACAGAAGCTGGACAAGATGAAAATGATAATGATTTCATGTTTTTTTAATGAAAGAAGATAATATATATACAAGCTTAAAAATATATGAAAAATAAAAA